ACGCTCTAAAATTAATCCTCCAAAACTAACACATGGTGGTGTAGGGCAAGGTTCGTTTGCTGCATAGTAAGGTGTTCCATTAAGTGTTATACTACCATATTCTGCACAAAATATTAATTCGTACCCTGTCTTTGATAATGCTATTGTAATTAGTGGGTTTATAGGTAAACCGTTTTCATCAATATAACTTAATAAAGAACCTGCTGCAGGATTTGGAGCACCACTTACTGTTAATCTATATTGAAAAACTTCTGATTCGGGTTCTACACATTCTGTGTAATAAATTGTAGTACTTATATATCCACATGAACCACAGTTACTATTAGTTTCAGTACACTCATAATCAGGATCATTAAGAACATCTAGCATTAAAAGATCAAATTCTATTTCTCTTTTTACTAAGTCATCTTCATCACAGCAATCAGATATACCATATCTAGATTGTAATACATGCTTATACATAAGTTCAGCATATCTACAAACTATTTTTTCATATTTTTCTGCTGAGCATACAGGACTATCATAACCTGGTTTTACTTTTCTTGCAGGTTGAGGAATACTAGGACATTCACCATCAGTACATGTACCTAACGCATATATGTTAATAGCATTAGTATCTGCAAAACTAATCATACAAGTTCTTTCTGATCTTTTACCTGGTTGAACAACTTCTGTAAACGCTTCTAATCCATCACATCCTATATATCTTAAAGCGACTGCTGTTTCACTTCCATTAATAGCTGAAGAACAAATACACTTAGGCAAACATTCTTCACAAGTATCTAAACAATCAGCTATAATTAATGAAAATACAGGAGGTGTTACTTCTGGACATTCTTCAGCCTCTGTAACTGAATAACAAAACACTTCATCATTTATAACTACTTGTATAGTTTTACCAAAATAGTCACCTAAAAGAGTTCCTGAATAAATAGTTTCAACTTGTGTAATACAATCAGTTAAAACATAACAAGGTGGTACTTCAAGTATTCTACAATCTTCACAAGACTGAAATGTATTAGTTACTGCATATTCTACAACTTCTCTATCTGGACATTCAGTTAATTCTAAAGTCCAACAGTTATCAAAATCACCAATAGATGTAGGAAATCTACCGGGAATAATTATATCACCAGGAATTATACTTAGTGAGTTTGTAGCACCTATGTCTCCAGGATTAGTTACATTTAAAATAAATGTTAGTTTTTCATTAAAACAGTTTGTAGCTAAATAACAAGTATTTTGACAACTAGGGCAATCTTCATATGGTCCATCAGCTACAATTACAGATACTGGGTCTTTACAACCAGACGTATTAATTTCTACAAAGAAGCATTCTTCTGATCCTTGAATCCTAATGTACTGACCTAAATATTCAAAAAGATTAGTGACTGTATTTATAATTTGAACAGGTACACCTTCTACTTCATTACAACTAGTTAGAGTATAACAACCACATTCATTTTCTGGACATAAGTTATTAGTACAATCATTTTCATTTGATATTAGATATGCTGTATCTGGAAGATAAGTTCCTCCTGTTGCAACACCCCCATAAGAAGGCTCATTTGGTGAAGTAGGTATACCAAAACCTGCAGCTAATACAATAGTATAACATAAATCATTATATATAACAGTTTGTCCTGCAGTATAACTACTTGGAATATTTGCTATAAAACGTAAAACATTTAAGTCTTCACAGCAAGGAATGAAATTAACAACTATAAATCCAGCCATTTATTATTTTTTTATTTTTGCTTCATATTCTTTAACACATGCTGCACAACAAGATTTTCCATCAGAAGCTTTTCTTCTTTTACAGCTGCAACCTAAAGCTTTTCCACAATTTGTACATTTACTCATTTTTGTTGGTTTTAAAATGTTTAACAATTTTTACATTCTAGTTTATTTAGAAGTTTGATTGCATAGTTATAAAGACTCATACCCTTTTGTACTTCATGGCATGTTTCTACTTTTGCTACTGCGGCATCTAAATAACTTTTAATAGTGTTTAGTTTGTTTAGCTTATCTTTTACTTTTTTACTAGGTTCACAGTCAGATAAATCTAAATCACATAAAGCTTGTCTATATCTATTCAAAGCTTTACTTATTCTTAAATGATTATACTCAACATATACAACATCATTAGGAGATACACTGTATTTAATAACATATACTCCGTCTGGTATAGCTAAATAACTACTTCCACAGTTTTCTGTTTGTAATTGAAGATCACAAGCCGTTAACACCACATTATCTCCAGGAGCAAAATCTAACTGAATAGAATATCCAAAACCTGGAACAGTTACATTTAAAGTTGGACAAGTTAAAGGTACTAAGTTAGAATATACACTTGTATCAAGTATTTTCATAATACAAGTATTCAATACTGTTGGAACCTCTAAACTTAATACATGATTTGCCATAATATTTTAAATAAAAAAAAGGAGAGGAGAGATAACCTCTCACTCTCCTTATAGTTAGAATTTCACTTTATTTTTATGCTGGTGGTTGAAGCAAATCAAGTGGTGGAAGAGTTGGGAAAACTAAATTGTTATCACAAACATTACCACAAACAAAGCTTTCAATCTGACATACTCCACACTCAGTTAACCATGCAGATAAGTCAGCAAAAACCGCAGCTGCTCCTACTTCTGGAAGAATGATCTCAAGTAAATATTGATCATTATCAAATACTCCAGATGGGTTATTAAAACGTGGAACATTATGTTGTAAGTAAACTCGGTCATAAAGTGCTGTACGATCAATAACTTGCAACTCTTGATCCCCTTGAGTAATCTCACGGATTCTCAAATCTGAGTGGAAGAAGTTTTGACGGTAAGACTCTGACATAATCAAATCTCTTACTGCTTGCTCACCAAATCCATTAGCTTGACGAGATTCACACTCTGTTTCAACACAGATACCTCCAAAAGTACAAGGATCTCCGTTATAATCTACTTCAGAAATATACAATCTTACTGGCTCTTTTTCAAAGAAATCAGAAGTTTGGAAAGTACAATCTCCAAAACGAGTATCAACATAAGCACCTGCAATAATTAAACCTGCACATGCATCAGCAATATGTCCTGTAGATACATAGTTATTCCAAGTATCAAAACCAGCAGGAACTGATGGGCTTGAAGGTGGATACCAAATAGTACCAGTTTCATCTACTACAAGAATAGAGATAAATGGACGAATAAGTGGAGAGTTCAATAATTGCTCAGCCCAACCTACCATAACTAAAGTAGAGTCAACAGGTGCAGGAGCAACAGTTTCATCTGCACAACATCCAGTATAGTAATCTGTAGTATAGTAAGAGTTACGGTTTAAGAATCTTAATGCTGGAGAACCTTTAATGTCTAAACGTAAAGAGTAAGTCTCATCACATAAAAATTCTTTACAACAATCTGCACCACCTGCAGCATCAGTTACATCACCTGAATCAAATACTACATCAGTACCTGGAGTAGAAAGATCAATACCTAAACCAGTATCTGCATCTAAGTAATCTTTACCAGGATTTAAAACTGCAGTAATTGCAGGAACACCTGCTGTTACAGTAACTTCTACTAAAGCTCCTGTTCCAGAGCCACCTGTAACTTCAACTTCATAAACACCATCTGGAGTATATCCAGTACCAGGGGTAGTAATAGAAAGATTAGCAAGAATTAAACCCCCACCTGCAGTAAAGTAAGTAGAACCTACGTGCACGATTTGATTTTGTGCATCACAAGCTGGAGAAGCATACAATCTACTTGCATACTTAGGGTTAATCATCTTAGACTTGTTAGTCTCTTGATAACCACCATGAAAAGGTCCAACCTTATCATTAGTGTAAATTGCTGATCCTGCAAGGATAACATTACAACAATCAGAAGCTCCCGCTAATGCAGCTCCTGTAACAGAAAGTTGTGTGCCTGCATCAAACAATCCAATGTAACCATTAGTTAATTTTGAAGTAGCAGCTGCAGAAAGCTGATTCAAAACAACTGTTGGTAAACCTGTAGTAGTAAGTTGACCTCCTACAGTACTAGCTGTAGTAGACGTACCATTAGGTAAAACAACAGTAGTACCTGTTTGGTTTTGCCCTGTTGCTAAAAACGTTTTCTTAAACGCGTGATTAAAATAAGCCATTTTTTTAAAATTTAATTAAACAAATATATATATACTATAATATAATAAAAAGATTTAAATAAGCAAAACTATTTAAGAAATAAAAGTTTATATTTAGCTTTGCTTATTGCATCTTTTATTAAATCCATATTATTTACTATTTCAGAATAAGGTACTTTACTTTGTACTAGAGTTACTTTTTTATAAAGCATTCTTAAATAGTTAATTGCATCCTCTACATCTTCCAAAACTTTTGGTTCAACTGGAGAACACTCTAAAATAGTTTCTTCAACACCTTGAAATCCTTCAACTATTGTATCTACTAAACCAGGTAATGCATCATATAATTCATTTAAAGCTAAGTGTGCTGCAAAAGAACCTGGTCCTGTTACTTTTAAGTGAAGTAAATGAAACGAAGTTCTTGAAGCCATTAACTCTGCAGTTAAATATGATATGTCAGAAGATACTGACTCTGCACCGTTATAAATAGGAGTTATAGCTTTAGAAACAGTATCTATTCTTTTTAACATTCTTGGTTTTTCCATTTTTTATTAGTTATTACGTTCAGTATTTTGTGTACCTCTATCTGATTGATTTACTGATTCAATATCACCAGCTAGTATACTTACTGCCTCATCTATTATTAATTCTACTATATCATCTTTAAACTCTGATTCAACATCTAAAGTAGTAGTTTGATTTGTATAAGGATCTACACAATTTAGTACTGCAATTCTAATAGGTTGTCTGTAGTAAGTTAAATTAGCATTCTCTATATTAAACTCATCATTAGTATAAATAAATACTCTATTGTTTTTTAAGGTAGCAAAAGTTTCAGCCCATTCAAAACTAGGTCTTTTAGAAAGATCTCTAAGTAATTGACTAAGATTACCTTCTTCAGCTAAATATACTGTCATAGGTCTTTTTTCACTACAACACTTATTAGTTGCAAAAGCATCTACTCTTTTCCATTGTAAATAATTTTCAGGTATAGGAGCAGAAAAAGACCTGTCAGAATTAGATAAACTGACAGGTAAAGTATTTAAAAGTATTTGTAAATCATCTTTTCTTCTAGTAGATTGTTCATCTCCTTCTTTAACTACATTTATACCATGTAATTGTCTTCTGACCCATTCTACTTGAGCTTTATTAAAAGCCTCAACAATTTGCCAACATTCAAGATTATCATAATCTTGACTATCTAATTTGTTAAGTCTTTCTTTTACTTTTATGATTATAGTACTATTAAGCATCTATTTTTTCTTTTTCATTTTACCTAATGTAATAGCAAGCCTTGCTCTTTGTGCAGTTTTACCAGATCCTTTAGCTTTATCTTTTAACCAAGATTTTTTAATAGTCCCGTCTTTTTTAACAGCACCTGCCCTCTTAGCTGTAGCTGTAAGAGCACCTGGTTTTTTAATAGCACCTTTGATCCAATTTTTTTTACTATCCATTATTTCTTTTTAGTACCACCTTTTTTCATCATACCTGGTTTCATAGTACCTCCCATTTTCATTTTAGTAACACCACCTTTTTTATAGTTAGAGTTTTTAGTAGATGTATTACCTGTACCTATCTGAGTATTTTTTCTACTTTGATTAACACTTGATTTAGTACTTTTATCAGTGTACTTAGTAGTGCTTTTATCAGTGTACTTACTATTATCTTGTGATTGATTTACAGAAGTATTTCTACTATTGTTTTGAGACTGTCTAACATTAGTATTAGAAGTATTTTTAACATTAGTTGTACGACTATTGTCTTGTGATTGTCTAACTGAAGTACTAGACTTTCTTGAGTTATCTACTCCAGAAGAAGAACCAGAACGTCCTCCTGCTCCACCTTGTCCACCTGTAGCACCTGAATTAGATCCAGAACTAGATCCAGAATTAGTAGTATTTCTTGTATTACCACTATTTCTGTTATCTGTTGTAGATGTTGATGTAGAATTTGAAGTTGATAAATTTCTAGGAGTTTTTGTTCTTGCAGTACCTGCCATTGTAGATACACGTTTAGCTCTGTTATCTCTTTTTTGAGACACAGTTCCTTCTCCTTCAATTTCTGCTACAGTTGCTCTTGTTTTAGCTTTAGCAATTTTTTTAGCTTGTCTTTTTTCAAAAGGAGTTGCAGGAGTTGAACCTCCCTGTTGGTATTTTTTAGTACCACCTTTTTGCATCATTGATTTGCCGTACATAGCTTTAGACATTGTTTTCATTTTATTTTATTTTTAAGTGTTCCAATACTTTTCACAAGAAGCAATCAAATCCTTAAGAATATCTTCATTCAATGGATTCTTCAAGTGTTCAAGAACATCAGATACATTTCTTCCAAGCAAAGCATTTTGTTTTGCATGATAAATATATCCATCTGCCTTATTAATAATATACTTAAAAAAACTGGAATCTTTAACAATTGATTTAATTTTTAATGTTTCCATGTCTAAATTAACTGCATCAATAAATGTTTTTGCTGCACGTTCCTTGTTAGATTCAGCTCCTTCACCGGCAATGTATTTATCCATGTTTTCATAGATAACATCTAACGGAGTAGACTTTCTGTACTGAGAACTATTAGCATCTACAACTTTAGCAATGTAGAATAACTTAGTACTGTTTTTATCGTATAGTTTCTGTAATTCAGAGTAAGCTTTATTTCTAAGTTTTTTGTACTCAGTTCTGTACATTACAGTTTCTTCTTCCTTATCTAGGTAGAACTTAGGTGGAACTGCTTTTGATCTTGCATCATCATAACTTTTTGCAATCATTGCAAATCCTCCAGCTTCAATAGCATGAAGTTTAATTCTATCAAAAGGTTTAATTGGATCTAGATATACTGGTTCATTACCACATGCTATATCTATCTTATTCCAAAATTCTTTGTTGTCTGGTTTAAGCAACTTTACTTTATTCCAGAAATCTCCGTCTTCTGGATCAAGAATATTTGCAGCCAATTCTTTTTCTAATTCAGCTATAGAAGTTCTTATCTCTTTAACTCTTGCATCTCTTTCTTCTGGATGTAATAGTTTAATCTCAGGTGCAAACTCATTAAGACCTGTAATGTATCTAATTACTCCATTGAGTTCTAAACATGCAAGTTGCTCATTATGTGTTACTCCATCAAAGAGACTCATTCCATACTCTTCTAATCCTAAATTAGAAGCTTGTTTGTCAAAATAAGGTCTTACTGCAATTGAAGTTTTCTTAATACTTCCTACTCCGACCTCGACCATTGTAAAATTTGTTGTTTCCATTTTTTGTTGGTTTTTTATTTGTTGGTTGTTAAATTACAAAATTTAAAAAAGGGAGGAGTTACCCCCTCCCTATTTTTATTATATATGATGGATTAGAATGAACCACCTGTTACCGGGTTTCTCATAACAATCTTCAATACCTTAGTTGGATCTTTAACCCAAATAGCTGGCATTGTTTGAGACATCATTACACGGTATCCATTGAACTGACCAGAAGACTGGAACCCTTGAGTACGTCCCATGTAGTCCATAGTACCATTTTGATACCACCATTTCAATTGATTATCCCAAGACAATTTCAATAGATAGATATTATCATTTGTATTGTCAGTGATATCAAAGATGATGAATGAATAAGAAGATAATGGGAAACCATCAATGATTGGATTCTCAATATCATTAGTATGGATATTGTCAAATGCTGGGTTCAATACAAACTTAACATTTGCCAAGAAAGGAATTACATATGAAGTATAAGCAAATCCAAAGTTCAAGTCCATACCTTTACCAGTGATTGCACCAATATCAGCAGCTTGAATTAAAAGACCTGAAGCAACAGCTTCTCTCTTAATAGCTTCATTTACCATTCTCATTCCACCCATACCAGTTTGAACTACTAGAGATCTTTTTGGATCTGGACCTTGGAACTCAACTTTACCATTAAAGAAGTTGTAGATTTCTCCACGGAACAAATCCAATGTAAAGTTATTTTTGTTGTAGATTCTTTTGAAAGAGTTATCCAACTGTCTCCAAAGACCGACAGACAATCTGATGTCATCTGGACCATCTTGACGAACTCTACCTCCTTGTCCCCACATTAAGTAAGTCTCAATGTCAGTTGCAACTTTTGTCAAGTGAGCAGCTTCCATTTGAGTCAAGAAAGTTCTAGACAAGTCACCGTTATCAAATGCACGTTTAACTTTGTCTTTACCCATGATCTTGATCATATCATCTAATGAAGAAATAGAAGGATCATTAGTTTTATCAAATGATCTCCAGATCTCAGTTACAGGAACTGTACCATCTGCATTCATTCCACCTTTGATCATCAAGTCTGCACGAGATGAGATAGAATAATGTACGTGAGCTTCTGCACCTCCTACGAAGTTGTAGAATTCACGGAAACCAGTTCTTGTAGTAATGTCAGAGAATCTTTCTCCATACTCACCACGAGCAGAACCTTTACGGAATACTTTAGTTCCGTTTGTCAAATATTTAGAATCAAGATATTTGAAGTTATCATTGTTCACTAATTGAACAGTGTAGATGAAACCATCTCCTACAGGAAGGATATCCTCGTCAGTAATGTACATCTCAACTCCGTTATATTTGTCATAAGTGATGATATCACCATGTCCAAATTCACGTCTGTTTAACTTGATACGGAAAGTTGAACCATCTGTACCTTTAAAGTCAAGATTTGGTTCAATGTCTTCAACAATGTAAGGAAGATCTACAGAGACAGGAGTCTGCCATCTATACTCTCCACGAGCATTGTCAACCATAATTACATTCTTGCCACCAAATGAAGACATTTGATAAAGTGGCATTTCAACTTTTTGAGCCATTGCCCAAAGGTCAACTGGACCTAAATCCATAGGTTCAGCATCTTTCAGCATGTTAACCAAGTGGTATGAATCCACATGGGAACTTGCTTGGTAGGCTGTATCCCGGAGGAATATACCATTGTTTAAAACTGGAGTTGCCATTTTTTATTTGTTTTTAATTGTTACTATTTATTAAAATCTTCTAAACATTGAGTTTTTAGAAAGTTTTCTTGGTTCAGACCTAGGAGCTGATGGTCTTCTAGGTTCATCGTCATACTGGTTGTTAATTGAAGAACCAATTTTTCTTGACTCTTCAGTCTTCAACTGTCTGACTGTTTTCTCTACTGCAGCCTTACCACCTTGATCTCTTACTTTGTTTTTGTATCCATTTGGATCTGCAAGTAACCAAAGTGCTTCAGCAATAAGGTCATGTCTTGGTTCTACAAATTGATACTTCTCTAATAAGTGCCCAAGTAAGTTGGTTGGTTTTCCTGAAATAGAGGGGTAGTTTGGTTGCACTAGTCCGGAGAATAATAAACCTTGTACTTTCTTGTCAAGTTTTAAACCACCAATTGTACCTGCAGCTAGAGTTGTATAAACATTTTCTTGATATGCTTTTGCTTGTTCAGCTTGCATAGACTTTTTATGTTCTTGTTCTGCTAGTTGTCTTGCAACAATTTCTTCTTGCATTGCATCTAACTTTGGTTTAAATTGATTAGCTTTTTGTTCTAATCTATTTAAATCTTTCCAGTCTTGGATCTCAGATTCAATTTCTTCTGCTGTTCCAAAACCTGTAGTATGAAGATATGATCTTGCAATTTCTGCTTGATCATATTCATCTGTTGGATCAAGTTGTCTCATCTCTTCTACATGAGCTAAGGTTCTGAAAAGACCTTTAAGATCTTGTCCACCATCAGCTACATATTTAGCAGCATACTGAAGTTCTTCTGGTAATGAATTAAAAAACTCTCTTGGAGTATTTTGTCTTATTTGATTTTCTCTTTCTTGAAAGTTAGCTTCAAATAATTCTCTAAAGTCTTTTGTTGTATATTCTTCTAATGGTTTATCATCATCAAATCCAACTAAAGAACCTTCTTCAATCATTTTAGATGCTAACTCAGCAAGACCAGACTTATCTACTTTAGGTCTTCCTTTATTACCAGCTTCTTCTTCTTGAGAAATAAGACTATCAAGTTCATTAATAGTTTCTTGAACTTCTATCTTTTTCTCTTGAGCTTGTTGTCTTTCCTCTACAGTAGCAGTAGGATTGTCAAAGAACGTAGTGTCTACAGTTTCTTTATGAAACATTGACTTTGGTTTATCTTCTTCATCTTGTGGTAGCATAACATTTTCTGCTCCAGGCATTCCAAAGATATCATCAATATTTACTTCTACCTGTTCTACCGTTGTAGAATCCAGCACCTGATCTTCAGGGTTTTTGTTGGTTGTTTCCATTCTGTTGGTTTTTGTTTATATAGTAATATACAAAATAAACTTGAAAAATTTAAAAGTCTGAAAAAATAAATTGTAGTATATAGCTAAGTACTATTTTTCTTTATTAGGTTTTATATCAAATTTATTTTTGTTTTCTCTTGCAATTTCTAATTGAGTGTCTGCAATCTGTTTTTGGGTCTGAAGTTTCTCTCTTTCAAGTTGTCCTTTTTGAGATTCAATTGCCATTCTATTAGATTCTTTTTCTCTTTGTAGCCCAGTCTGTTCTTGGTACTGCTCAGTATCCCGGATATCTTTCATAGCTTCTTTAAAGTCAGACTCTTGGTTCTGATTAATATCAGCCATAGAACCATAACCTGCTGCTCTAATTTCTGCAACAAGTATATCTCTTTCTCTATTTTTCTGATTTTCAGCTGCTTCAGAATCAATCTTCATTTGCTCAATCTCTTGTTGTTTCTGAAGTGCTTGGTCTTGCATTTGCTGTTGTTGTTGCATTTCTTGTTGTTTCTGTTGTTGTTGTTTTTGTTCAGAATCTTTAAGAACAGCATTAAGAGCAGCAATTGAATCAGATTGTACAACCTTACCAAGATCATAAATAGAAGCTCCAGTAGTGTTATTTTGAATAGCCATTTGTTTTAACTGTTCTAGAATAGCACGGTGGTTTGCATTTGTAGTAATAGCAATATTAAGATCTCTAAGTAAAAGATCTGTACCATTAATTTCAAAGTTTACTTTTTCATCTGCTGATGTAACATAAGTTAATCTTGCTGATGGTTTAGTAGAATGATAGTATTGTGCCAAGTCAGTTCTCATTTCATGAACTCTAGGCATTAAGTAATCACAGTGTTGTATAAAGAACATTTCTGTCTGAGCATATGATGCTTGCATTGCTTGTTCTACTCCAGTAGCCGTAGACTGAGATAACTGTTGTCCCATTCTTTGTGGGTTTACACCAATTACTTCATATGCCTGTTGTTTAAAATAGTTAGCCAACTGTATTCTAGACATAAGTCTATTTGTCTGATCTAGATCAAGTTTCTGGAAATGATTAAAGTTTAATGCATTCTCTGTATTTGTGATAGATGTATCTAGAGGAAGCATCTGGAAATTCTTCATTGCCACATATGCTTTGGCCAAGTTACCTTTCCCCCAGTCTTCTCCTAGTGAGTGTCTAGGAAGAGAGTTTTGGTCAAGCATGATCACAGTACCTAGTTCATCTACTAGTATATCTGCTATCTGATTATTGACAATGTTATATCCAATCTGGTATGGTTTCATTAAGTCAATTAAAGCTGTAGACTTTGTATTTCTATCAGAAAAGACAGAACCTTCTACAGGAAGCTTACATCCATATAGATTAGCATCACCTTTAAATTGAAACTTAAGTGGGCCAATATGATTTCTATTTACACCAATATAAATTGGAGAGAACCCCCCAGGATTATTCATACCCCAAAATGATGGTATATTTGGTCCAATCTTAATACCACCCCAAACTTCATTAATCCAAATCCAATCTATATGTTCTCCAAATAAAAGATTGTCTTTAGTTTTATTTTTAAAAAGTCTTGTATCGTATATTGGTTTATCTGTAATAGTAAAGTCTTCAGAAACTATTTCATTTAACACTTCACCTTCTTCACTAATCTTAGTTAAGTGTCCTATTTTCTTTTGAGACTTCCAGTAAGCTGTAGTTACTCTTAATAAATAAGCTGTACTTTGATCAAAGTAATCTTCTCCTTCTGCTAAGATCTGAGTAATGATATCAGAACCATCAAGAATATTACCAGACATAAATGATGTATATTGTCTCATACCAAGTGATGGCATGTTGGTATTCCACTCATGTGATTTAGTTCCATCATAGAATGAACCATCATTTTGTAAACCTCCAATGTTGTAACCAGCAGATCTAATTGGATATACTGATTCAAGAGCTCTATGTTGTTCTTCTGTAAGAACATGTCCAAACTTATCAATAACATCAGATACAGTAAACATATCTGTCTTACCAACCCAGTTACTTTGAGAGATATATCTAATGTCTGGAGACTTATGATAGAATGTAAGAACAGGATTCCATAACTCTACATCATAATCATCCTCCATCATTCTAAAATGCCAGAACTCTCTATCTGTAATTAACATGTCACGGAAAGCTCTTTCTTCTAATTCATCCATCCTAAATCTTTCAACATCAACTTTATGTTGGTGTTCAGCCCATTGTTCTACCATAGAACGATAGTCTTTCTTGAAGAACTGCTCTATTTCAGGCAATGACTTAAGACTTTCAGGATTCATTTGTTGTTGTGCTTCTTCAGACTCAGGATCCAATCCTTGCTCTAACATAGCAGCCATCATTTTAGTTTGAGCATCTGCCATCAATGTCTGTTCTACTTGTGCTCGTTTTTGCTCAAGCATTTCATTGTAAGAAAAATCATCAATAGCTCTATAACTTAACCTAGTTGATCTCTTTGCAAATTCAGCTACTAAGACATTAACTACATTTGGAATGATAGGATAAAACTTTAATTCTAAAGCTGACACATCTTCTTTTGTCAATGTATCAACTATATCTCTCATTTCATTATCTTCCTCAACAATATAGTCTGTTCTATCAATAACACCTTTAGCTAATTTATAGTTCTTCATTAGTCTTCTGGCATTTCTACGGATTTGTTTTAATCCATGCCATTCCAACCAGTCTAAGTTCCAAGCAGCCCACTCTTCTGTTTTATCTTTTTTAGGTAAAAACTGTAATGGTTGGGTTATACTACCCAATCTATTTTGTTCTGTCTTAGCTCCCTTCTTAGCTTGTAATGCATTAATTATTTGCATAACTCTTTATTTAATATTTTTAAATGCCGATCTTTTAAATTCATTAGTAGTATTTTTCATACTACCACCCATATGTCTAAATGGACTCTTATTTAATTTAAACAAATTTTCTGACTTTTGCAAGTTTTTAGCTACATCATCCATGATGACTCTCTTGGTAAATCCTCTATTTGATTCTTGAATTTTCATGAAAGATACTAATGCTGCAAAAGAAACTAGTCTATCCACGTTGACTCCATCTGCATATTCCCTCATTTCCTTAATCAACATAGGATCAGGAATACGTTCTATACCATAGGTTGTTCTAACAACAGTTCCATCTGGTTTAAGTTCTTGATCTAATTCCTCTTTAGTATATTCTATAGCATAACTAAGAAGATGTGCCTTGAATAGAGTTCCTGTATTTTTCCAACCATACTCCTGGAATACGTTATTATTAGATCCTAAGTCTTTTAAGAAAACTATCTGACTCTTGGGTACCAGATATCTTTGTTTTCTCCTTTGAATCATATACTGTATAAAGAGTGAAATGTTGTTTTCTACTAGTGCCCATGCATTGTACCATTCAATTATTAATTCAAGTTGACGATGGGTTTTAGTTATATCATCATATCTACCACACCAAGCTGCCACTATTTTACCCTGCTCTATATAAGTTTCTGTTTCTACTCCGGTAACTTTGGTTACTTCAATAGGAGCCTTCATTATGTAGATAGAACAAAGAGACTCTGATGTAGTTGTTTTTCCCTCAGACACGGGGTCAACAGATGCATAGTACATTCCAAATGTAGGATTAGCTACTGGTCTTTCCCATACAACAAGACATCCTGTTTTATCCTCTGTCTTTTTATTAACTGGAAATTCCATGATAGGTCTCTTGTTACTCTTAGTAACTGAAGGTTTTCCTTCTACATCAGTAGATATATCTAGATACTCAAACCCATATTCTTTATCTTCAATTCTTCTTTCTTGTGCACCAAGAAGATGTGGAGGAAATACAGATACTGTTCTATAAGCAAATGCTTCTTTAATATTTCTAGGATGCTGAGATATACGGAGCTGGTAGTCTTCTGGAGACAACTCATCTTTCCATTGTTTGAATTGTTTTTCCAATGCTTCTACAGCTTCTTCTACAAGTGAATTACCATAGTTATCAATGTATGGAGGCATAGACCACTGTTCAGGAATAAACAAACCTGACAAACCTTCAGTACCCTTTTCATCAATTAGATTAGTCTGTACGGCATATATATCTTTGGATGTAGGATTTAGGATCATATCTTTAAGTGGATTACACTGAGATAAATCCCCCACAGATCCTGCAGCTATAAACATACCCGTAGTAATTAAACCAGATCTCATTGCTGGTCTCATGTACTCATAAGTCTGATCCATCTTAGGAGCAATTCCAGCCTCTTCATGAAAGAAGTATTTAACTGGACCCCCTACACCATTTGTAGGATCTTTCTCAAATGACATACCTTGTATAGTTCCTTTGAGACCAACTTCATTCTTTCTATCTCCTTTTCGTACCTCAATCTTCTGTTGCCACATCATTACTTTGTCTGGTGACATAGGACGATACCATGCAGTGTGTTCATTTAAAAATGCTGCATACTCCTGTAAGAACTTCCAAGATCCTTTCTCATTGATATAATCTTTAAGACTAGCTCCCATCTTAAGAGTAACCCCAGCCTCAAACCATTGCTGATTTATAAACTTACCCATGTGATAATAAGAAGAAGCAATCTGTCGTTTCTTTAAAATAGCTGCATGTTTGTAGTTAAGTTCAGCAAGAAGTTCATAGAGTGCCAAATGATACTGAGCATCACGGATTTTGGCAAAACCAAACTTCTGTTCTTCTTTGTCAAATATTGGTAGAAAGTTTAACCACATGTAGTATTCTCTACATACAAACCAAGTTAAATCACCATCTTTAACTATGATTCCTTTTCTACATTTAGTTTTCTGATCGTCCCAATAGTTTATAAAGTCTTTTGACTTGAAGGGAGCTGTACAGTATACTCTATCTTTTTTAAATTTGGTTGACTCAGATATAAAAACAGTATTGGTAGTTTCATTGAAGTTGTACTCTCCAGGTTCTTTAAATACACTAAAGATGAAGTTATTGAACTCCTCTCTGGAGTCAAAACTTGTGGTTGTCCAGTTTCCGTTTTCATAGGTTGGTATGTCTTGATAAATTTCACTCATTACATGTCATATGCTAGTCCTTGTCCACCTCTTACTTTACTTTGTTGTTCTTCCTGAAGATCTTTATAAGCTCCTTTGAAAGACTGTCTAATTGCCTCGTAGTTTTTAGCAGCAGCAATTATAGAATTAAAGTTACCATCTCTTCCATGTGTAATAGGAGTATTTTCCATATACCTACCTAATCTATCTAACATAGTTGCAATACCTCTATATGCTCTAGATGTAGGTGTTTCATACATTTTTTGACAAAACTGTAATGCTGCAAAGACTGTTTCATCTTCGGTAGAGAATTCTGCTCCAATTTGATCCAAGATTAAATGTTCCTTATCTATATCAGGAGTAAAGAAGAATGGATTTAAATCCGGATTAGGACAGGACATATAGAATAGGTACAAGTATATTTTAAGATAATCATCAGGATATTCATCCATCACATCTTTAAGTGCCTTTAATGTATAGCAATGTTCAGTAGGAATTACCACTCCATTCTGAACATCAAATAGTTTAGTTAGTATCATTTCTTTTTAATTTTACCACGGTTATCATGAAGGTAATGAAAAATTGCAATAACTTCATCTACCAAATAAGGTATTGAAATTGGTTTAACCTCTTTTAATACAGGTTCTCCGTTCTCATCTTTTTTAGTTACAGGATATCCCCAGTTATCTTCAGTCTCTACTTCAAAGGTAACGTGATGAATAAATATTCTTCCTGGTTTTAATTTAGGATTATGCTTCAGTATAATATACATATAAATACTCAACTGTAAAGCATAATGATAAAAATGACAGTCATCTAATGTATCTACAGGAAATCCCATTTTATCAGATTTACCTTCCCAATCTACATAAGATTCCATATCAATTTTCTTATTAGTCTTGTAGTCAATGATATTTACTTTACCATTGACTACCTCAACTAAATCTGATTGACCACAAATACCAGCTGATCTTAAATAGACCATGTGTTCTGGATAAACCCCTGGTTCAAGTTTTTGTAATGGAGAAATCTTAACTCCTTCTTTAATTTCTGATGGTTTAAATACAGGTACAGTAACACCTTCTCTTTCCATAGATGCTAATGCACATAAGTCAGTTTCTCTTTGATTATGATACCATGTACCAAGAGTAGTAGATCTATCTCCCTCATTAGTCCAAATCTGTTGTATTAATACAGGATCAATACCAAACCATTTTGATTTCTTATTTTTAGTAACTTTCTCTGCTATTTTCTTAGCATCAAATGGTTTCTTAAAATGAGAAACAAGTGTGGTTACACTTATCCAATCAATGTTACTGTCATCAAGACTTTTGTAACTATGATCATCTGCATTAAATACAATCATAATATTAATCTTTAAGATTATCTAATTCATCTTCTTCTTCTACAGTAGCAAGAGCTTCCCATTTACCCAATGGGCAATCAGAAGCAAGTGATCTGGTTTTAAAATTAAGTGAGCATCCACATTCATTACAACATGGAGCAGTACCTTTTACAGCACACTTTTTTCCTTTGCTCGGACATTCATCACAGATAGAATATCTTAACCTAGCAATTTCTTCTACTGTTTCATCTCTGATAACTGTATTAGTTATCCCCTCCAGTATCTGCTTCCGGTTCTGCCAAATTATTTTGAGAGTATTTTTCATCTTTAAAAGTTTTTCTTTTTAATAATTCTTCTTCAGCTTTCACATGAATTTTATTTAAAAGTTCTAGTTTTTCTTCCACACTCTTTTTGTTATGATAAGCACCGAATGTTGAGGTGTCATGATTTTGTAAAACTTTTTCATAATGAGGTATTGCTTTCTTTACCTTCTGTATCTTAATAACAAAATGACCTAATCCATCTACATTTAATCTTAAGTCACTTAAGCTACTCATTTTTTTTCTTAATGTTTTATAGTAGTCTTCAATTAAGCTTTCTACTAAATCTTCAGAGACATCAAACTCTTCTGTTATTTCCTTGTATAAACTATTTACTTTCTTCGGTATCATTTCCTAAAAATTTATAGTCTAATAGTATAGTACCTTCAGTTTGAACTTTTAAGTCTGGATTTAACATGATAACTTTTTTGTTACTTGCATCCTTAATTATAAGTCCAATTTTCTCAGCTTTATTTATACTGTTTCTAACAGTTTGAGGGGATTTAAAAATCCAGTCTTCTTCTGAAGAAGCATCAAGACAAAAATTACTAAGCTCTATAGGTTGATTAAAACTGAGTAAAGTAAGACAATCAAGATCAGATTCACTCATTGTTATACGATTGACATAACAATGAGTAAGAATCTGAAACTTGACAATATCCCATTTGGGCATTTTAACCCTTTTCTGTACTTGATTAACAAGTGCCATTAACCCTTTCTTAGTTTTTTACCTCCAGCAGGTGCTTGTGCTACAGGTTGTGGTGTTGGTACAGCATGTGGATGAAGATCTTCTCTTTCATCATCCTCATCATCTAAATCAGGACCTTGAGCTGCAGCCATCATTGATGCATAATTAATCTGCATAGTTGCTCTTTTGTATCTTGCTTCTTCAACTTCTGTAAGTAATTTTTCATACTTAGCTTGTGCTTCAAGATAAGGAAGAGACTTTTCATAAAATTGTTTCATTTCATCTCTTCTTGCTTCCAATTGTTCTGGAGATAACTCCTCATTCATTTGTTGGTTTTCCATTATATATTAATTAAAGTTTACACAAATATACAAGAAAAGTTTAAACAAGAAATATTTAAACAAAAAAAATCCAGGCATACAAAGTACCCGGATCTCTATAGTTTGATTAAGATTACCTATTCTTTACAGTAAAATTTAGTAAGGTAAATGAGTAAAAATTTCTTGCCGGATCTATTTCAATAGAGAATATATCTACTAAAGACACTCTACATCTAATGGTTATTGTTTTCCAACTTGGTTTATGGCTTTTCCAACTATTTCTAAACTTCATCACTTTAATGTTTTAAGCATTGCTATCATTTTTGGCTGAGGACTAATATCACTTTTGTCTCTTCTATAGGAGTTATGAGTGTATACTCCAGGTACTGCAGACAATGCATTCTTTGATACTGACCACATATCAGCTTCATTGTATGTAAGAGGAATACCATATATTTTATTCCAGTATACAAGTAATTGTCTTACAGATTCAATCTGAGCATCTGTATACGCATGATAATGTTTATATCCTTTGTATGGTTTTTCTAATGTGCAAACCTGATCTGCTGGTACCTCTCTATTTACATAGTTATAGTACTTACCATTTTTTAGAGTTAAAGGTCCCCAATTACATATTTCAATACCTATTGCAATCTTATCTAACCTTTGATATTTTACACCCATAGCTCTGAATACATCTGGCTTAATACCTAAATGATGTGCCCATTTTTTAGATGAGAATGCTTGAGCAATTTCCCCATCATAAGTATCTTTAGTTAAACCTTTACCAGATATAACTACACATGTAGCAATACGACCTCTGTCATCTGCATTCCACATTTTAATTACTCCAGGAGCAGAAGAATTTCCTGCTGTATGGTGTAATACAATCTGTACTTTTTTAGTCACCTCGTTTACATATTGTCCTTCTGAGAGAGGTACCTGTTTTATCTTTTTTAGGTCTAATACACTCATTTT